CTGTTCAGTTGTTGAGCTATGGTTGCCACTTGTATCCGTAATTGTCCCAGTTCGGAAGTTACCATTTGAGTCAACAATCGCTCTAGTAACTCCACCTGTATTTATATTGACAGTATCAGATGCAAAATTTATTCCTGTATTACTATCTGTTCCCTGTAATGCTGGTGCAGAAGCTGATCCATCAACCCCAGAAATACCAGTTGTTCCGTTAATATTTAAAGCCATAATTAAAGAATAACAAGAATCGCACCAGATGGCACAGTTACAGTCACACCCGAATTTATTGTAGGGCTTACTGTATGTGCATTTTTATTGGCAGTTAAAGTGTAATTCGTTGTAACAGCTTGGTCACTTTCGAAAAACACCTGATCTGTGCCACCTCCAGTAGCTCCAGCACCTCCACCTAGCTCTCCCCAACCTGTATTTTTATATCCTTCAAATCTATTTTGATCTGAGTTATATCTAAATTGTCCTATTGCTGCTGCTGGTGCTCCAGACTGCCCAGGCTGTTGTGCATCAGTACCAACAGGAATTTTTAAAAATCCAGTAGATGACATCGTAACATCACCTGTCATCGTAGGACTAGCTGCTACAACATGACCTAAGTTATCTAAACTAATATTTCCTATCGTTACATATGCGTTATTCGCTGCGTTTCTTATCTTAAATAATGAACTTCCTGTATCAATATGTGGTTGAAAAGCTGAATTTATTGATGGATCGCCAGAACCGCTATTTAAAGAGTTGATAGCAGCAGTAATTTGATTTAATTTTGTTCGGACAGCAGCACCCGTTCCATTATCAATTACATAGCCTGCCCCACCTGTGTTATCAACTCTAGCCATTTAGAAAAGTAACATTGATCTTATTATACTACCCTTTTCCAAAACCAACAGCCGTAAATGTGAATTGCTTACTTATAGAAGCATTTGATGAATTTTTAAAATGTATTTGAAAATTACTTGCAGTTATATTCGATATTTCAAAGAAATCGCCAGAAGCTAAGTTCTGAGCAGTTACATTAACTGTTGGTAAATGTTGATTAAGATTTCCGAGTGCTGACGTTCCAACAAAGAATGGAGAAGTAAATGGAACTGTAGTTACTCCTGCTGATGAAGTTATAGTTTGACCAGTACCCTGATCTATTCTTTTTTCTAATTTTGCTGAATAACCTAGCTGAAATACTCTAATATCCTGTGCTGGATCATTACTGGTAAGAACTGTTCTAAATTGAAATCCTCTTGCTTTGAACATACCACTTGTAAAGTTCTGAAAATCGCTGTATGTAGGAGAACCAGAAGGATCATCTTGTGTGGTGCGTACAAATAATTGAGCATCTACATCATTAGCATCTGTTCCATCAAAATCTGTCCAAGTATCTAAGTTTGCAGTTCTTGAGTCAAATAAATCTGCTGGATAAAAACCTTCTGTTTTGAAATGTCTTACTAAATCAAGACTAAATACTGCACCCAAATCCAAGGTAGATGCAAAGTCATAAGTGCCTGATGGAGATATTCCTCCAACATCGTCTAATGATCCTTCAGCATCAAAATCAGCAATAGCATCAAACTGTCCTGCACCAGTTAAGTTAAGAGAATTTGTCGTGGCATCAAAAGCTGTATTCACTTTTACACCTTGGAACTTAGGGCTATCTAAATCTTCTCTTCTGGTTTGAACAAGTAAATCATCAGTTATTTCTGGAATATTTACAACAACACTAGCTTCTCCTGCACTAAATCTACCACCATCATCTTGAAATTTAAGGATATATTCTCCAGTAATAGCAGGGACTACCGCTTCAGTTGAGTTACCTGGAGCAGCTTCTATTAAGTCAACAGCTTTTTCAAACGTACCAGTGCCATCAGTTCCAGAACTATCATGTCTTATATAAACTAAACCACCATGAGTAACATCAATATCAGTTGACCTATTCCATTTCAAACGAATCAGTTTATTGTTTATAGGTTCAGCAGTAAGCCCTGTCATATCTGCTGGAATTGCAGTTTTTCCTGCGAAATCTTTTGTTAAAGTTGAAGGTTCTGCGGATGCCTCTAATGCTGCATTTAAACTAAATACTCTAAATTCATAAGTACCTTCACTTGCATCAAATATTGTAAAGTCAGTTCCAATAACAGTGGTGCTGACAAAGTTTCCATTATCTTTTCTGTATTGCACTCTATATTGGCTGACACCTTGCACAGCTTCATAATCAAGAATAATTTTTACTTTTGCTTTCTGATTTTCGACATAAAACTGTTGAGTAGCAGTTAAATCAGTAGGAGCATCTTTTAGTGCATTTAATATCGTTACATTTCTAACAGGTAAAGGAGATCCATCTTCAATAAATGCAAATTTTCCTGAGTTATAAGCCGTTCCAATAATTGCATAATTATCCTTATCTTCAGTTACACTGACCACTCTCCACTGAGTAGTTTGTAAAGTGGTATTGCTCAGAATCCATACACTATTTGCATTTGGAGCAGAAGAAAAAGCAGAAGATACTGTAATAACAGCACCAGAAATACTACTTACAGGTTTAGTTTCTACCGATCCATCGGATAGGATAACGCTGAGTGTTGGATTATTTGTAGCGTCTAAGTCTGTATCTTCTGTATTATCTACAGTTACAGTTGTCGTTGTTGCTGATTTTATTCTTCCTCCTCTTCTTAATCCTGCCCTTACTGGATCGCTGACTTCTATAACTTGCCCAGGTCTTACAACAACTCCCTCTGATAAACCAGTGGTAAAATTAATCGTTTCAGTAGAATTTTGCTCTTCAAATAATAAAAACCTACCTAATCTTGCAGCTTGACCTCTAGAACTACAGCCAAAACCAGTGATTTTTTTATGTAAGACACCATACTTAGCTTTTGCAGAGGCATCTTCTACAGTTTCAAAGTCCAATTCTTGGTTATCCATGTCAAAATATGACACGGAAACTACAGTTGCTCTTGTTTTAAGGCTCGTACCAGAATATCCAAATCCTGCTGATGTTACATTTGATAGATTAAACAGGTAGCTAGGATCTGTAGGTCTATCTTGTGAAATCGTAAGAGAACCAGCAGTCCAAAAACTTATTGATCTCATTACAGAAGTAAGAGAATTTACAACTTCATAAGCATCTTGTCTCGCTTGCAAAATAGTATTGCAACTAAATCTAGGTTCTTGTCCTCCTGCACCATCATCTACTAACTCTGAACAGTAAACAGAAGCACTATAGAACGCATATTTATCAAGTTGAGCTTCAGTAATATGATCTCCTAATCCATACCTGACATTTGTTAAAAGATCAAATAAAATCCAAGCTGGATCTGAGCACCAAACTTTAGATGTGGTAAGCGTTCCATTAAATGTTCCTGTATAAGTTATTCTTCCTGTTGCAGCTTCTACAGTTCCATTATGAGGTATTTTTATTTTTACTCCACGAACTTTATACATTCTTCTTGGAACAGATGAGAACTGTTCAGAGTCGAATCTTAAAGCTAAATGAGCAATATCAGGATATGGTCGCTGCTCATCAATAATTTCAGTAAAAGATTGAAAGAAAAATTCATCTCTTAATCTATTTGGATCAGTAGCATCAGCAGTTACTCTTGCCACTTGAACTGTTATTGGATAATTAAGGGTACTAGGTAGATCAATTCGATAATCTCTGTTATAAGCAGATGAAGTTCTTCCTGTTACTGTATCAGATATTGGAGTGCTTGTCGTTCCATTATTTTGAATAATTTTTATTGTTAGCTCTACAGATGCACCATTAACATCTCCGTTAGTTTCAAATTTTTGTAACCCATTAAATCGAAGAGTAACTCTAACAGCATTAATATTAGAATTTGTTATCTGTCTTGATATAGGAGTTCCATTTTCTACTTTTGATCCGACATTAGTTTCAGATTCAATATTGGCAATACCAGAAATGAATGTTTGATTTGATGTACCAAATCTAGGTTCAAACTCTACATCTTGAAAGTTAAAATCTGTGGGTTGAGCATTTGTTGGATCGGCATTAGCTCTTAATACTGGAGTTTTTCCTAAAAATACATCTTTTAATGCTGCTGTATTGTAGTTGGATGTGCCTTTTGTAAAGGCTGCTGCTGATGGAAAGCCTTCTATTTCACCTTCGCTAAGAACATCAACAATAGTTGCAAATTGTTTACTCGATAGGGCATCAGAGGGTAGCGAGGAATCTACTACCACATCATCTTCAGAGCGATTAACAATTCCCATTTATGCTGTACCTTTTATCTGTACTGTATCAATTCCTGCTGATACTACTAGAGAACCAGCAAAGATTTCTCCATAAATCACAGGTATTGCTGTTCCTGCTCTTGATGTATTTTGCACTCCACTAAATGAGAAGTTCTGAGATTGTGGATCTTCTGAAACCCCTGGAGGTTGTGGAACAGGAGTAAGCATCTGTGCTGCTCCTGATAATGCTAAGTAGATACCTAAGTTTCCTGCTGCTGCTGCCAAACTAGAACCAAGAGTAATACTTCCTGCTGTTCCTGCTCCAAAACCTAAAGCTCCTCCTACTCCAAATCCTCCTCCAGAGGCAGCAAACGTACCAAAACCACCTGTTGCTACTGTTAAACCAACTAAAGCAACTCCAGCTAGTACTCTCGTCAAACCCCTTGAACCTGTTGCTACTGGTACTATTTTTATCTCCTGTTGACCTATTGGGTTAAATAATTCTGTCTCATCAATCTCATCTTTACCGACTTTTACACAATAATTTTGTTCCATCATGTGCCTTTCCAAATGAGGAAAGTTTGCTAATAAAAACTTAAAAGCATGAAGTGGAGTTGATATTTCAGCCTCGAATGTACGCTCTCCAAGAAATCGAGCTAATCTTCCGTAAACTTTAATTTTACTGAGCATAGCGATACCTCTTCTTTGTCCATTCTATATACTTTTGGTCATAAGTTTCTCTGCAACTAAGTCTTTTCACACAATGATGAAGAATAGTTTGATCTCCAATATAGACAGCAGCATGATCTAAAGTTCCTAATCCTGTATCCATAATAAAAACATCCCCGACTTCTGTTTCAACATTATCATCTATTTCAATAAAACCTAATTTAGGTAGAGCATATTCAAATAAAGGTGATTTGCTAAACTCTTCGGGGCTTTTGGGTCGTTTCCAATGTTTTATTTCTATATTTTTCTTTTCTTTATACCAATCAGTAATTAAAGTCCAGCAATCTTGAATATCCCACACCCATTGTCTGCCAATTAATCCTTTTTTATAGCCAGATGGTTCAAAATAATGCCATTCTTTTGTCTCTGGAGTAACAATGTAAAAAGGTAAATCTAAATATTCACAACTTGCAAGATCAGCCTGACTAGGAAATGGTGGGACTTGCGGATGGCTATGAAAAACAGCGATCACTTCTCCAGCATCTTCAACTTTTACCCAATCATCAGGATCAATAATAAATTGTTCGCCTAAATCTTCAGCGAGATTTTTACATGGGAAATACTTTTCTTTGCCTTTATAGACAGCTAATAAACCACAAGCCTCATGTGGTGCATCTTTTTCTGCGTGTTTAAGTGCAATATCCTGCCAAGTCATCCAACAAACGTACCAATGCCAGGAAAAATATCTCTGGTAGCAATTCTTTTTGGTAGTTTTACATTTACCAAGTCTAGGGCTGATATTGCCTCCCATTGAACAATATCTCTATTTTCACTAATTTTTCTATCTAAAAAATAAATTTCTTGAGGAAATTCTGCTGTTGGGTCAGGTGTTCCAAATGGATTAGATTGTGTAGTGGAAGATGAAGTTGTTTGCTGCTGAATTGTATTTGGGTCGTTCATTGTAATTGTGTTACCCATATTATTTCCATGAGTTTGACAGTAGTATCGAAGATCATTAGGAGCAGAAGGATAAGCTGGAGAGTAAGTCACAGTTGCATCTGTACCTAAAGTCCCTGCATTAACAGTGGTCTGTTGTCCACCAGCATCGGATTTTATTCTTAAAGGGTGGTTTACATTAGAACTATGAGATTGATTGAAAATATAGGTTGAGCCACGCTTCATTGTGATAACAGGCTTTTGAACTCCATTTATTGCAAAAACATTATTACTGTAAGAATCTTGAACTACTGTGACAGTATATGTGACAGTTTCAGCGTCAGAAGGGTCAGCTACAGTTTGAGTTGATGTAGTAGTTGTTGTTGTAGGAGCAAAGTTAGCAGCATCCAAAAAACGTGCCAAAGTTCTAATTCTTGTTAGTTTTGCACCATTTAAATCATTACCGACTGTTGTTTGGTTTACGTCTTGCATGATTGCAGTAAGCGTTCCAAAAATATTGCTGACAGATATTGTTGGTCTTGGTAAAGTTCCTGTTCCTGTAAATTCAAATCCTTCACATTGGATAGGAAATCTTAAATAAGTATTACCAGCCCATACAACTTCTCCATTTGCATTGAGATTTGCACCATTATGAAATCTATAAATAGTATTAGAGCCATGTAATGTCGCATCAAGTTGCAAAGTAAACAGTTCTATTACTGCTCCAGGATTTATTTCTTGTAAAGCTGAAACTGGTACTGCCATTAGGGTTCAAATACTTCTTCAAAACTAGCTGAAATTCTATTTCGATCAAATTCAAATATTTCTCTGGAAAAACTTCTACATATCCATTTAAATGTTGTCGTTGTATCAGGAGGCGACCAATCGAATGAATCACCATCTTTTCCTCTGGCTTCTAAAAATGTTTCGATCTCATCTGCATCTTCATCATCAACATTAAAAGTAAGATTCCAAACTTTTGGATCTTGATTCAAACCAAAAGTAGTTCTTTGTTGGTAGCCATCTCCGAATTGAGTAATTCTAAGGTTTGACTGACTACGCTTTGTAGCAGAATATTGTGGATTGTAACTAGGAAAAGTAGCCATTAGCGTAAACTAGAAAGAAGTCCTCCAGGTCTTTGTTGTTTTAATAACTCTCCTTGTACTGCAACAGATATGAGAGTTCCAAGTTCTTTCGCTTGGGCATCATCTCCTTGAACATCTGTTCCAGATGCGTCTACATTAACAACAATATTCGTACTACCGCCACCTCCAAGTTTATTGTTTGGCACAACTGTTCCAGTAGATCTAGGAACAAAGAGTTCTGGCCCTTTCTCTCCGACTATAAATGATTTTCCTCCTGCTGCTGTACCTCCATTAGCTAATAGTCCTCCAGTTAGGAAACCTAATATACCTCCTCCTTTTTTACCCCCTGCACCGAGAACATCTCCGAATAATGCCTGATTAAGTGCTATATCCAAGAACTTGTTAGCCACGTTGTTAAGCATATCACCAAGAGTCGAAGTTCCTTTTATCAATCCTGCTATACCATCTTTTATATCCGTTCCAATACTTTTAGATATGCTTTCAAAAGCATCTTTTAGTCTTTTTGCTGTGTCTACTTGTCGTTTTAAAGAGGCTTCTTCTCTTACTAAATTTTGTATTTTTTCTTTATCAATATCATTTTCCTCAATACCTATATCTTTTATTTTTTGCACTATTTCAGCAATACGCTGCTGTATTTCAAATTCTTCAGCAGTGCCATCTTTCTTAGCCTTTAATAATTTTATATTTTCGTTAGTTGAATCTAATATCAGATCGGTTATATCATTAGCTTTTTGTTTGGCAATATTATCATCAACCTGTACTTTTAAAAGGTCTTTTCTTACCTGTAAACTCTTATTAATAGTATTTAACTGCTGTTCAGCTACTCGAATATTTTCCTCTAAATTTGCATCTCCTACTGCTTTATCTACTTCTGTATTCAAATCAGGCATTTGACTAGGAAATAAAGTAGAACCTCCTTTAATAAAGCTAGGTGCATTTGGAATACCAATGTTGACATCTCTAGCAGCTAAATCTTGTTTTAATTTATCTAAATCGGCTTTTATTTTTACCAATTCAGCATTTAAGGCTATTGAAACTGGATCTTCTGTTATTGCTTCGCCCAATCCTTTCTTTTCTTCTGCTGTTCCTTTTTCTCCGAAAAGAGTTGGAAACTTGTCTACTATTGCATTGAATATCTTTGCAAATCTCGCCTGTAATTTAAGTCCAAATTCAGCAGCATTGCCTCTTATTGCTGCAAAGTTTTCTCCAAATTCTTTAACAGTTCTAACACCCTCATCTCCTATTACTAATGCCATATTTTGAGTTGCTGCTGCTAATGCAGCTTGTTTACCCTCTACTTGTTCAAGTAATCGGATTCTTGCTGCTTCTGCCGTTCCTGCTAATCCTGCTGCCTGTGTGAGTTTGTTAAGGTCTGCCGTTAAAGGATTAAGTGCTTGTCCTAACTCTCCAACAGCAACAACAGTAGTTGTAAGTTGTTGAGCAACACCTGTAGCAATTAGACCTCCTGCAAAACCTCCCATTTGACCACCTACTGCTGCACCAATACCCCCACCTAAACCACCTATTACAGCACCAGGTATTCCTTGTCCAAATAAAAGAGGAAAAGCACCACTAATTAGAGCACTTGAAGCAATACCTTTACCTCCTCCTGCTCCAGTTGTTGTGCTTCCCGTGCCTGTTGATCCTCCTCCAGCACCTCTTTTACCTCTTAAAGTATTTTGTCTCTGTATCTGATTAGCTATATCAGTTTCTACTTTTAAAATTTTCTGTTTAACTTTTAAATCCGCTTGACTTGATTTTACTAAATCTTTTCCAGCTTTTATTTTACTGCCACCCTTATTTATTTGAATAATAGCTTTATTAATTCTATCTACAGAGGCATTTATTTTATTTAACCCTGATAATCCAGTAGTTTTTATATTTATCTGTGCCTGATATGCCACGGATTACAGCGTTAATATTACTTTATTCTAGCTTATCTTTTTCTTCTTGCTTTTTCAAATTCTTTTTCTTGTTCTTCATTAATTATTTGAAAATATGCACTCCAACCAAGTAACTCATCTAAAGTCATATTTCTTACTTCTGTTAAAGTTTTTCCTAGTTCTTTAGCTACCCCAAATTGCAGCATCATTAAATTATCTTTTTTTAACTCAGCAGCTAATCTTTTGGGTCGATTATCTCCTCCTCATCTGAGTTAATTACAGCAAGCATTAAACTTTGTAAATCTTTATCCTTTACTTCATTCTTTAATACATCAATCTCCCCTGCATTAAATAATTTTGTACCATTTACATCTAATGCTTTATTCATAAGTAATTGAAGAGCAAAAGCATTTGCATCGTCACTTCTAACTTGCTTTTGTGCTCTTTCTCTTTCTGCCATTGTTAATGGACTCACATACATTTCAAAAATCGAACCATCAGATAATTTAACTTCTTTTTTAATAGGTTCAAGGTTTGCAGCTTTTCTTAATCTGTCTAGTGCTGATTGGGTTGCCATAAATTAATTTTATCTTTTATTAGTGTACTTCATTATGCAATAAAAAACCTCGGATTGACCGAGGTTCATAATAATTAATAACTACTAATACAATATTATGCAGTCTTAGATAGATCGAATGTAGGAGCAGCACTAGGTCTAAAGGCTATCTCTACAAGTTGTCCGTCATCTGGGTTTACGTTGAAACTAGCAGAAGTAAGAATAATATCTGCCAAAATGGATCTACTTGCGTTTTGATCTACGTTAGCACCACTCATTTGACGATCAATATACAATCTAACCTTTGCACCAGCTTGCTGACGTTGGATAACGTCTTCAACCATTCTGCTGGAAAGAAGTGTGTCATCATCTGTCGAATAAACACTAGCAGAACCACTACCATCAGCAAAACCTGAGATGAAGGTTCTAAA